CTTGCCGTCAGTATCCTCTCCAATAGCATTGATGATATAGTTTTGAGCTGCTGAAATATATCCGCTAATCAAAGTATCATCGTCTGTCCCATCAACATGAAAAGCATTTTTAAAATCGTCTGTAGATACTGTCAAGCTAACACCTCCTAATTAGCCACCGATGCTATCACACAACTACTGTTTATTTTTTAGGCGACACGCTAGTTATTAACCAGCGCTAGTTGTTGAGCTTGCAGCGAAGTTAGCTTTCTGATCAGCAATCGCTGAAAACGATCCAGCCACGAAAGCGTCACTATCTGTTGATTCGACATCGAAACGATCAATGACACGAATTTTAGTCTGATCTTCTTCGAACGCCCCGCCACCAATGTTTGTTGTCAATAATGACATGTTTTCACGGTCAAACAATGTGACAGCTTGCGATAAATCACCATAATACAATGGATAAACCGGTTTAGTGGTTGTGCCAGAGCTAGGTAACCATTTGTCAGAAACCATAACAACACGTTTTCCACGAGCCATCATGATGTCAGGCTGAGTTGAGTTTGGTTGGAGCAAGTAATTTCCAAAGGCATCTTTAACCTTGCAAAGCTCATTGCAACCTGAAACGTTAGTCATTAAGAAAGATGTTGACTTGATGGCAGGGTCAACAGATGTATTAATCATGTCGATAATGTCATCAAATTTAGCAATTGTTGGCTTGGTTGGGGCAGCGTTCATTTTTGCAATGATTGCGTTGTTGCGAGTAACGATAGTTTTGCGAGCGATCCACTGTGTCAACCATGCCAAGATGTTTTGGTCTGAGTCTTTCAACAGTGAGTTAGTAGCAGTAGTAATGCCTGCGTAACGATGGATAGCATATTTAATCAATGTCATATGTGGATCATCGTTATCGCCAATTGTTGCTGTTTCATCGTCCAGATCAGCAAGTGGAGTTACATCAGTCCATTTTTCCCATACACGTGAGCCAGTCTGGGTTGAAACAGATTCAACATTTACATACTGCTGTAAAGCATCGTACTGGCGAACCAATTCATGAATCTGGGTTTCAATATCTTGTGGAATTGTTAAACCAATAGCTTTGCCTGATTCGTCCGTTGAGGATGTTACCAAGTCCATAATCTTAGGATCACCTTTTAACATTCCACGAAAATTATCAACGAAATTCTTTTTAGGGTCAGCTTTTTTAGTAACAATATTTACTTTTTTGTTAGCAACTTTTGCATTTTCTTTTGCATCATCTAAAGCAGATTTAGCAAAATCACGTGCAGTTTTAGCATTTTTTAAATCATCACTGATTTTCTTTACTTCTTCATTTGTATATTTAGCTGGATCGGCCACTAATTCAGTTGCCATTTGCTGTTTTTTGTCTTGCAAATCAGCAACTTTATTGCCGGCTTCGATCCATGCTGTGTTTAAATCATTCACATTAGCCATTTAATCGGCCTCCTCTTTAATTTTCTGCAAACAAAAAGCTCAGCTTTTCTTTAAGTTGGGCTTTATCGTTTTGTATTTTGTTTTCTGTTACTGGCTTAGGCGGTTTAGGAGCTGCCTTAGCAATCAAATTTAAAAACTTATTGATAGCCTTTTTATCAGGAATACGAGAAACGGTATTAACTATTTGCGGCTGTTTCTCATCTACATACATAATTGCATCTGCAAAATGTTTATCAACCGCATCTTGCGCAGTCAACCATGTTTCCTGCGACATTAGTTGCAGAATATCAGCTTGTTTCATTCCAGTTTTGGCTTCATAGGCGGATGCAATTGATTGATCAATGCCGTCCATGACACCAGCTTCATGAGCTAAATCATCTGCGTTTCCCTGAACTCCCTCCCATGCTTTATGAATCATGAGCTGAGCAGTAGGAGAAATATTGACTTTATCACCAGCCATTGCAATTACACTTGCGGCACTGGCCGCTAAGCCTTGAATATTAACAACAACATTTCCTTGATAACCTTTTATCAGCGTATAAATTTCGCTAGCAGCAAAAACGTCACCACCATTTGAAGCTATGTCAACCTCAATGTCCTCATTTGGTGATCCACTGTTCAAGATCTGCTCAATTGAGGCAGGATAAGCCGATGGCATACCAAAGTATTCATAAAAGCTTCCAGTCATATTGTCTACAACGTCGCCTTTAATCTGAATTTTCTTCGTCATTTTCAGTTTCACCCCCTTTCACTACTATCTGATTAACTGGCTGCTTTTCTGCGTCAGGCATATCTTCAGGTAAATATCCAACATTTTGAAGCATCCATGTTGCTTGATTGTTTGCGATAGTGCCGTCTTTTGCCAACCCTGATAGCGTACTTGCGAAATCATCGCCTAACGGATCAATCGCAGGACGAATATCAGCCGTGATATTTGCGCTCAATTTGCTATCCATCTCACTTACAATTGCTTTCACATAGCGATTTAAGGCATTAGCATACATGCCCTTAATCATCGTTAGAGACGACTGCTGGTCGCCTTGCCCGTTCAGATATGAGTCAGGAACGCCAAAGACTTTAGCGATTTGTGTGGAAGTCCAATCAACTTGATTCAGCAGTGTTGCAACATTGGCTTTAATCTCCAACGGTGTGTAAGTTTCCAAATCATCAATCACAATTGGTCCGTTGTTAGAGTTACTAATTTGCTGCATAAATTGTCTTGACCGAGCAGCTTTTTGCTTAGCACTTAGCAAACCACCTTTTTCGATTGACAAAACACCCGGAGAAATGATTGATTGCTTTAAGGCATTGATTGTCAAATTGTCAGAAGCATCTTTAATGCTTAACTCATTGACTAAAGCAGATAACGGGCTAACGCCTGTCATGCCGCCTGTTTTGCTTAGCAACCGCATGTGAATCATGTCTGATTGTGGCACATACTCTTTAATACCAATTTCAGGCTCATCAAATGTAACCGTATAGACTAGCCCAGAACCGTCTTCTAATAAATAAGTGCTGACTTGTGACGGCCTTAGATACTCCCACCTCAAATCAACACCATTATTATTTCGCCAGCGGTAAGCAAAACATTCACCTGCTAGCATAAGTTGAGCAAACATTGACTGCCAAAAAGCGTGTCCGTTAGCCGTAGCGCTAGGATTATCAATAATGCCCTGAGCTCGTGGCATATTTGCCTTATATTTAACAGTTGCTAAATCTCCAGAAAGCTGCATGACAATCGAATAGATGTCCGAGTTTTGCAAAGCTGTATCAGCATTAACATACTGATCACCGTTGCTTTTCAAAAAATTAATCACGTCAGAATCATCGCTGACTGTAAAAACAGCTGACGGAGACTTTGAATTAAAAACTGACGGAGACTTTGAATTAAAAACTGACGGAGACTTAAAATTAAAAATTGGCATTGTTATTTAACACCCCCTTTCTTTTCAGAAATTAGTTCGGAGGCAAGACCAGTCAAAGCAAAAGTTAGCCCTAAAACAATTAAACCTGCTTTAAAATTGACTAAAAACACGCCATAATTGATGAAACTAGCTGCTAAAACATAGCAAATTCCATCAAAAACAGTCCAAGCATTTTTGAACAGTGTTTTAAAAATCATCGTCATCACCTCCTAAAAGCCCTGATTCAGGGTTATTAAACCAAGCTTTCACTTGTTCTTGCGTCATTCTTTCGACTTGTTTCGACTTATCATTGGCAATGCCAAAGTCCTCAAAATGAAACATTGCTTGATAAAGTGCATCAATGATTGCATCAACAACATCAATCTTTAATGTTGCTTTAGCTTTGTCGACTTGAATACCGACAGGATCTTCTTTCAATTGCGCATTTATCAAAGCCTTTTCCATAATTGCATCATCAAGGCGTGTCACACTGCCCTCAACAAAAATCTTTTGTAGAAATTTTGTTGGGTCTTTAAGTTCCCCTGTCCGTTGCCTAATTGCTTCAAGTGGCCAATTGGTATTTAGATCAAGTTGTTTTACCATTGGTGTCATGCCAAAAGCATCATATCCGAAGAAAACAACTTCTAAATTGTTATCCTCCACATAATTGAGCAGCCATTGATAGATCTGATCGTCATTAATCAATCCCTGTGGGTGACTTGTAATCGTGCAGAAGCCTTTTTTAGCAAGCTCTCGATAATTAATACCGTCCTGCTTTTCTTTAGCTTCAATTGAGCCGGCTTTTTGCCACGGAATAAAAGAGTGCTGTTCAATGTGCCAACCATGATCGTGAGGATATACGAAAGCAATCGCTGTATTATCAGATAACATTGAGTAGTCAAAGCCGATATATACTTGCTTTCCTTGGCATTTAAACCCCGGAATAATTGCTTTTTCAATATCATCAAGCTTTAGGAAACTATTGACTGACTCTTGCAACCACAGGTTCAAGTTTTTACATTGAAAATCGGCAACATTGCCTGAAAGCATATCGCTGTCTCGCTTATCTTGCAGTCCTTGCATCAAAATGTCTCTTTGACTAGGCAAGTAGAGCAGAGGGTTTGATTTAGTCCACAATGTTGGTTTAAAAGTTTCATCAAGCTTATCTTGTGCCCAAATCAGTCCGAGATAAGTGTCTGCCTGACGGTCAAAGTCTTTTTCCATTGCTTGCTGTATCATTTTTTGATCATCATGAAACGGGACGGACGGATCAGGGTATGACGTTGAAATTTGGATAAATTGTCGATTAGGTACTTTAACTTGTCCTGAGATAATCTTAGATATTTTATCCCGTGACTTGACTTCACCAATTTCATCAAAAATTGCGGTGGTAAAATGAAAAGAATCGTATTGACCAGATTCGTGTGAAATCGCACGCAAAACGTTATTAGTTTTCTTTTCGATTACTTGATCGGCTTGGATAGAAATTTCAGCTTCCTCAGCGAGCTTTTTAAAAGGTTCATCTGCAATTATTTTCCGCATCATACTTTTTATATAACCGAAAATTTTATTAGTTTGTTTAAAATTAATTGAAGCAACTAGATAGTCTTGGTTAGATAGTCCTAACGATTCGATAAAGTATGAGTAACACATCAAAATAGCCATGAGATAAGTTTTCCCCTGGCCATTCAACCACGTGCAACTGAAACAATAGCTCGTGAGAAACGCTTACCGCCTTCTTTGTTTCGCCAACCAAACAACATACAAAAAATGAATTTTTGCCATTGCATTAATTTGGTTGGTTCTCCCGTATCGACATTAGGACAGATTGAAGCAAACTTAAGCAAGTTGTTTGCCTGCTTAATTGAGTAATTGTAAGGAAAATCAGCATTGCCGATTCTTTGCAAGTCTCTAAGATGTCGAAAACATGCAAGTTTTATTAAATAGCCGCTTGTAATTTTCCCGTTTAAAACTTCAAAGCAATATTTAGTCCCTGAGTCTTGATATTTTTCTTTAACATCTGAAAAATCAATCTTTTTAAAAGCTCCTAAAACGTCATGCGATTGTGTGAGATCTATTTTTAAGTGCACGTGTGATCACCTCCTCTCAAAATGAAAAAGACTACTTACTAAAAAACTCTTTCATGCTTTCAGCAGCAGATTTCTTATTTTTATCAGCAACTTTTAGATCCATGAACTCGCTCCGTGCTTTAGGCGACAGTCCAAGCTGCGCTCCTACTCTCGTAAGGTTTGAGAGTGCATCGGAGTATATTTGATATGACGGATTTTTCTTGTAACCTTGAAAATCTTTAGCAACAATTGAACCGTCAACAGGGCTTAGCGAAGTTTTATATATTTCTTGTACTAATCCTTTATCTTGTAGGTGTTGATAGGCTTTTCTGTATGTTTCATATGACGAGCAATACAGTTCAGCGAGGTTACTATCAATTTTCTTAATACCACGCTGATCATTTAAAACAGGGATAATCTTGCGCCACATAGCAGCGCCAATTTTTCCTAGTTGATCAGGTGGAGTTTTGCTTAAAAGGCCGTTGTTTTGGTCTTTAAACGTATTTTTTACCACATTTGCTCACTTCCTTTTGCTCTGAGGTTTACCCCCTTATATTTTTTGTAAAAATTTGTTGTGCGTCACAAAACGATGGCAATGTGTGGTTCTGCCTTTATTTTTGGCACCCCGGGGCTATTTAATTACTTGTTTAATATAATTGTTCCACTTCAATTTAAAATCGCTTAGAATTGATTTTAGACGTGTTTAAATTGATTTATCATTTTTAAATTGCCAGATTGGAACATCAACTTTCCAGTTACCGTTTGGCATTTCTATAAACTCAACGTTATCAATTAGGAGTCTTGTTAATTTGCCTACCAATTGATTAGGATTGTCAGCAACAAGCTGATACACCTGCTTAGTTTTGTTTAAGATTTCTGGCGCTTTGCAGGCTAGCTTTTCAGCGACTACTTGCGTGATGAGTTTTTCTGAAGTCTTATCTTCTCCGAGCTTGCAAGCAAGTATGCCAAGCAACTCTTCATTGAGCTTTCTATAATATTCCTTATCATCCATGGCTATTTCCTCCATTTATCATTACTGTAATCATGTCTACATCACTAATAGGTTCTACATCTTTCAACGTATTGCCATTGCCTGTGCCGTAATATTGCTGCTCCCAATCAGTCTTTAGCCTATGACAGCTCCTGCATATCACAGCTAAGTTGTTGATGTCTGCTTTGCTCTTGAGCTGAAACTCCACGGGAATTACATGGTCAACCGTTTTGCTATTAATTGCTCCGCAGTATTGGCAGATGTAATGGTCACGCTCTAGCACTTGTTGCCTTAGATGAGCCCATTGTCTTGTACGATAGAAGTTATATTGCTCACGCTTGGTATTGTTGCGATTACGTGTGACAGTATTGTATCTATGTTGCCGTTGCTTATTATGTTGATTGCTCCATTTTTGTCTGCTAGCAATGTATTCAGCTTCGTGCTCTATATGCTTTTTACAGTAATGGTTAGGAAACTCGGCATAAGCATGGCAACCGGTATATCTGCATCTGCGAACACGCATATCGTTGTTCAGCCTCCTTAACATATTCAGCTCAGTCTTACTACTAACCAATCCAAAGTCTTTATCACGTATCACATATAATCACTCCTCATATTTCGTACGTTGCCTTTAGCTTGCCAATTCCATAGTCACTGTATTGTCTCACTTAATCACCTTCAATAGTAATTCATCTTTTCGTGTTCCCATCGCAGTGAAACTTTGCTTTTTACCAAAATTAAAAGCCACCTCGGTATGAGGTAGCTTTGTGTATTCACTAATATAAATTTCCTTTGCTGGACATTCATGTAAGTACCAATTTTCGAATGCTTTGTTGTCAAATCCATCATACTGGTGCTGTGTCCCAACATATGGTGGATCACAGTAAATAACGTCATCAGCATTAATATCTAGTTTGTGATAGTCCTTTGAGGAATATTGCAGTTGTTGCAGTTGTTGCAGTT